TGCTAAATATATATACAATGAACTCTAACCTTGTTGTTAATGGTTTGCTTACCCGTGCTACTGACCTTGCTGGAAATGGATTGGAAATCCTAAATGCTGACCTTGCGTATGGGTTGCCGAGAGAAGACGCTGTGATTACCCGATTGAGTGATTACTTCAATGAGAAGATTAATAAAGCGGAGTATCAGTTCAGTCCGTTTGACGCTTCAAGTGAAACGACTAAATATGAAATCAAGAGCCGAAGAAACAGATACAAGGCATACCCCACAACGATTATCCCAGTGGATAAGTGTGAGCGTATCAAGGGCGACCGATTGGTATTTGTATTCAACTTCACAGACGGATTGTATTACATTGTGTATAACAAGGAAACATTTGCTAAATACAATATCCAAGAAGTGGAGGCGGTTCGCAAAGGGGGAGTGAGAACCTTAAAGCCCCACTATTTTATCCCGATTGGCGACCTGACCCAGATAATCATTTAGGCGATTGTTAAGCGATTGCTTATATTAAGTGAAAATTCATATTAATCTTCATTTAATATCATATTTCATAAGGAAACACTATATAAAAATATTTTTATATAGCATTCTCTATATAAATCAATCATTAATGCTTAAATATCATATAATACTATCATATTTAATCACATTCTTAACTATTGTTTAACGCCTAATACAACCCGTCTCCCATTAGGGACGGGTCGGTAATGGAACTGCGAGAACGGGGAGGCAACTCACCACCTTTCATTCTCTTCTTACGAATGGACGCCATATATGCTTTGGCTTCTGCTGAACCTTTTACCATACGGGGCTTCTTACCTACTCCCATACCAGTAGCGTCTCCCAACGCCTTACCAGCGTAATTGCCTAATGCTTTACCTGCGGTCTGTCCCACAGCAAAACCAGCAAGGGGGTTTCCAGTAGCAAGAGTTGTTCCTAAACCAGCCAACCCACTTACAACTGCTGGGAGACCTTTGCGAATAAGGAAACTACCGACGGGCTTAAATGCCTGCTTTAATGCTCTGCCTCCCTTCTTTGAAAAGGTGTATTTGAATGCGTCTCCTATATCGTCAAAGAAGCCGTCTCCCTCCATAGGAGTTCCCATATTTACGGGGGCAATCTTTCTGGCTGGGTATGCCCCTCGTCCTCTACCTCCCTGTGCGTATAATCCTCCCCCTCCTCCTGCGTATAATCCGCTTCCTTCTCCGTGCTGTATATGTAGCACTCCTCTTCCGCCCATACTGCTCTCTGCGTATAAACCACTACCGCCAATTGGGGCTGGGTTTGATAAATACACTTGCGAATATGCTTGTGGTATGCGAGGGAACATATCACTCATTAATGCTGGGTGTCCTGCGTGTGCTGGAAATACTGAACTATGGGTTGCCCCTAACATTCTTCCTCCTTGCGACGGCATATCTATATAACTATCGTGAGATAATTTTTCTTCGGTTTCCCCTAAATCACCACCTTCTAATAAAACATTCGCCCTACCCGCTATATCAGTTATAGTATTCATTACTTTACGAAGCGTTGGAAATCCAGCCAATATTGACTTTGTATCCTGACCTATATAGTCCTTTGTTTGTTTGCTTTCCATTCCATTCGCCCTCAATATAAACTCTATAAAGTTTCCACAATTATTATCCTTTGCGGAATACGAAAAGAACTTGTAGTCGCCCACTGCCTTTCTCGCCTTCTCCAACATATCGCCAAAGGTTAAACCCGCTGGTGGTGGCGGGACTTCTTGCGTCTGCTCGTCCTTGTGCTTCTTCGGGTTTGTATCTATATTTATCACTTCATTCTTCTCTACTCTCAATGTCTTACCATTAGACAACTTGACCCACATACTGATATGATACAGCGTGTCCTTTGGTTGCTCTTTTATTCGCTTATCCGTTTCACCACCCGTCGCCAAACTCATTAGTGTTGTATAAGTAGAAGACAACGGCTTTCTGTGTAGCGTTATGGACTGGACGATTGCGTCCTTGTTCTCGTCTATCACCTTTTGAACGGAAGGCGGATAAGCGTCCAATCTGCCGTATATAAGGTTCTTACCAAACTTCTTCACCTCTTGGATTGCCTTCTTGGGATTTTTAACCGCTCGGTAAGCCGTCTTTGCTGTCTTTACTATCTTACTCAAAATACCGCCACCTGAACCTTCGCCGTCGCCACCGCCGTCATTTTCACATATATCTCCCCCTTCGCTTATTACTTCGGTTAGACCTTTCCCCGTGATTTCCTTGTATTCTTGTAAGGATTTATTGAATTCGTCCTGTAAATCGTAGAACTTCTTTGCCTCCTTGTGGTCTTCCATAAACTGCTTTGCTTCTTTTAAGAGTGCCTTATGCTCTGCTACGCTTTTTTGCTTTCCTCGTAATCTATTGCTAATATCAAACGCCGTGTCTCTCACACTGGTCTTCTTTTTTCTTTCCGCTCTCTCCTCCTCTAATTGTTTCTTCCAGTTGGGCGATAATAATTTGGCTCTCGCCTCTGGGTCGTCCAACTCATATTGCTTCACTTCTTTTATCAAATCATTTATATAATCCTCGTCGCTTTTATTAACCCCCTCTTTCAGTTTTTTCAATCTTTCAACCGCAAGGTATATAGTGTCTTTACTGGATTGTTCCATTACTATATCGTTTATTATTCGGTTATAAAAATTCCCAACACCCGTAAGGTATGCTAATTCCCTATCTGTATTATCCATAGGTTTTGCGTTCTTTTTCTTCTCCCTTGCCTTTTTCTCCTCCTCTAATCGTTTCTTCTCCCTTGCTGACGGCTCTCCACGCAAACCTCCTTCTTCCACCTCCTCTTCGTCCTCGTCCTCCTCCCCCATAAGACGAAGTCGCCTTTCTCTTCGGGGGCGACCTCTTGGATATTTCAATGGGGCTTTTGCCTTGCCCTTTGTAGTATTTCTGGTATAAACCTTCTCTTTGGTCTCCTTCAATCCCGCCTTTTTCGCATTCTTATAAAGGACTGCTGGGAAACCTCTCGGCTTATTCTTGGTTGGAATTGCTCTGTCTTCCGCCTCCTCGTCCATTATCGCCCTAAAATGTCTAATAATCTTTGCTTGGTCTCTTGCGGAAAACTCGTATATTGAGGGTCTTATTTTTGCGAACTCCGCTTGTTCGCTCGCCCTATCCACCAGCACAGGTTTCTCTGCGTCTTCATTTCTTGTTATATTTATAGATTTTTTCCCCTTGCGAGTGGCTAAATTGCGGATTTCAGTCAATGGGTTTGCTAATCTCCATTTTACTCCACCTGTTTTGCCTTTCTTTTTACTGGCGACTATAAAAAAGGGCGGTAGTTCCAAATTCGTCTCTCCAAACATAGGCAATGGGACTTCCGTTGAGCGAGTTGGTTTATCCTCGTCGTTGGAGGAGCGTCTCTTGAAAAAATTATCGGCAACAGCACCCCTTCCTTCCATTCCTAAATCAAGTGTTATATTAGGCATTATATTATAATAGCGAGATTATATTTCATTGAGTATGTGTTTTATATACCTTTCGCACAGGTTTCGGGCTATTCCTTCTATCAAATTCCAGCCCCATATAATCTATCCACAGCGGTTTATTGTCTGCGTCGTAGTGGATATAGGTCTTAAATATCGTTGAGGGCATTCCCTCAATTATTTCAATATATTTACACTCTGGTCGTAGGCACATTATACATATACATTAGATAATAATTAAGGCATTTCACTCTTATAAGCCGACGGGTCTAAAATCTGCGTAAAGCCCTTCCTAAACCTTTTGAATGGCTCTTCTTCTAAATCAATTAAAAGGGGCGAGAACTTCTCCTTTGTAGCAAATTCATACATTCCCAACAATTGCTCCCTTGATACACCAAGCCCAAATTCACTCAAAATCATATTCACCTCTCGGTTTCCCGATAGTTTCAAAATAACCATATACGAGCAGTTATTGCGGATAATCTTGGGGATTTTAAAATATGACTGCGACAAGTATATCACAGAACAATTCAACTTTCTCGCACGAATATAATAGTTCTCTATCGCTGACTGGTCTTTGGCGAGAACCAAATCGTCAAAGCACACAAGGTGGTTAATCTTCTTATCCATTTTATCCAAAAGGGGCAGGTTGTGTATGCCCTCCTTGACTTGGATTTGGTCGCATTTAGAAGTTAAAAAGTTATATAGTGGCTCGTCCTTGTTTCTTGTGATTATAGTTATAACGCCGAAAGTTCCCTTGCTTCCCTGACTGAATAGGTGTATGAGATTAACAAGGAAATTTGTTTTTCCACTACCCGAAGGGGCTACAACACACATTCTAAACGGGACTTTAAGGTGGTGTATATTGAAGTTGGGGTTCTCGGCACTATCAAGCATTTCCTTTGGGATTTTCTCATACCAATTTACGATTTCCGCTGGTGGTTCTGCTTCTTTCTTTTTTCTTGGAGGCATTATATACTTAATGAGAAAATAAAAATGCTAAATCTACTATATTATTATCTCCCCTTATCTATATAATGAGTGCTTATAACCCTCCACGAGAAAATGTCCCTATATTTGACGCTTCACTATTTAGCACAGAAAACGACGGCAGTAGTAGTAGCCAGCAAAGCGTAGGTTCGTCAGTTGTTAATCTTTCAGCACAAGCAATAACAATCACCCCAAGCCCAATTTTGAATTTGGATAATCCCGCCACCTTTTCATTTATAAAAAATAACTTTGGGAGCAATTCAGCATTACCCGTCTCCGTATTTTCGTCTGCTCCCACTGGAACACAAATGATACGGCAAAACCTCTGTGAAATTGATTGGGGGTCTAACGCAATACAATTCCCACCGAATAATATCCAGTTTCGTTATACCAATAATGTTTATGGGACAAATGATACTGCTGGGGACGCTTATTGTTGGGATAATGGAACTTTCTTTATAGTCCCTACATTATTGAGTAATGCGAGTATTGCTTCACCTTATACCGCAAACACAAGTGAAGCCGTAGCCACAACGGGAGACAGCGGATTTTTTATGACGGCGAGAGATACGGGAAGCCACCAACCTACTATTCCTGTTTCCACATATACAAATTTAACAAGTGTCCCTATCGTTTATGTTGAATATATATTCGGTTCTAATAAGATTACACTCTATGTTAAAAATACCTCTACCTTTTTCCCCACCTCTACTACTGCTGGAACACTTGTTGCGACAACAACAAATTTCAATATTGAAGTGTTAAACAATGGTGGTGCGAAGGTTTCAACTACTACTCCTTACTCTACCGCCATTTTTGTTAATACAACAAGAAGTATTGTATAAGCCCCGCCTAATTTACTTTTGTTTCGGTATTTTTTTATCTCTGCTTAATTATATAAATGAGTGCTTATTCCCCTCCCGTAGAAAATGTCCCTATATTTGACGCTGGACTATTTAGAACAACTAATGGCGACGGCGAGTTTTTAACAATCGCAGAGGCAAATAGATTATACTTACAATTCCCATTCGGTCAAGGGAGCGAAACTATCCCCGCCGTGAATATTACTGGAAACGCAACCATAAGCCAAAATATAGTAATGAACGGAACTCCTGCTGTAAATTACTTGGAGTTCCCCGACGGAACAAGGCAATTCACCTCTGGGACGGAGACCTTACAACAAGTCCTGACTAATGGTAATACGGCGACTGGATTGTCTGCTCTTTTTATTGACGGAGTAAATAGAACCACCACTATTTCCAATAGTCAGGTAAAAGTAGAGGAGAATGATACTATTAATTACGGATTGAATAGTGCTACTATATCTGCTTCTTCTTCTGGTGTGTCTTCTATTGCGAGTTTATCTTTGTCTTCTGTTTCTGTCCCCGACCCTATATACGGCTCTGGTTCTGGTTCTGCTTTATTAACCTCTTCACTCGGCAATCCTTATTTGGGATTAGCGACTTCCGCTCCCTTTACTAACTCAACTTCATTAACAATTGACCTTAATAATATTACTCACTCACAAAGCACAGGTAGTCCCTCTCCTAACAACGACTTTACTATTACAACAGATAAAAATCTCGTTTTAGTAGGTAATAATATTAGTGCTACAACAAGCAATTTGAGTATAACCTCCGCTGGTGTGGGTGGTTCTGCTAATCCTATACTGACTTTAACGAATACTAATGCTACTGCTGGTAATACTAACGGAGTTCCTCTTGTTGAATATTATAAAAGCGGTAGAAATGTAGTCGCCAATGATATTGTTGCGTCTCAACGATTTAATGCTAATAATTATCTTGGAACAAAAACGCCCTTTGGTAGAATTGACTGCGTTGCTACTTCTTCTTCTGCTGGTGCGGGGGACGACGGGTCATTAGATTTTTATAGTTGCGTTAATGGAACAAGTAGTTTAGTTTTTCGTATGAATGGTGCTGATAATGAGAACAATTCGTTTAGACCTTTGGATATGACGGGTAATAACATTAAAACGAGTAGTGGTAATATGACGATAGAAACCACTGCTTCTACTGGTAATGGAAACATTACGATTAACACTAATGGAACGAATGCGGTTGGTGATATAAATATGACTGCGAAAGGTAATGTAGATATTATCAGCAATGGTGCTGGTGGTTTTATTGATTTGACTGCTGTTTCGTCTATTGCTCTTACGGCAACTGGTGATAATCTCGTTTTAAGAGGCGGAACACTCGCTCAATTAGAGGCGACTGGTGCTGGTGGTGATATTATTATAAAACCTGAAACGGGTGCTGGTGATTTGGTTTTTGAAGGTGCTAATATTGAGAGTGCGAGTAGAGGTAGTAATAGCGGTCAAAATCTACGGATTAAATTGAACGGCGTTTATTACAAGATACAATTATACGACGATACTTAAAATATTGGTATAATATAAACGAATGTGTAATTGCGAGGATAGGTTAATATTTTCTAATATGGATAGTGCTGGTGAGACGATTTCCGTCTTGGAGGAACTGCTTAAAGAGAAAGAGCGACGACGCAAGTTTTACCAAAAGTATATCTGCTGTTGCTTTTTCAAGAAAAAGGTAAAAATAAACTCTGCTCCTATATATATTGACCCCAATGGAGAATGACTGGACTACCGATATAGAGAATGTGCTTGAAGCCATTAGGATTAACGCCGTTATATTATCAAAAGAACACAAACGCAGTTATTTTGGATTAAAAGAGAACCTCAAATACTACCGCTTGCCCGTAATCGTGTTGTCGGGTATAAACTCAATCGTGAGCGTGGGAATGACCCCCTATATGGAACAAGGCGATATTAGTATAACCACTTGCCTTTTGGCTCTGCTTTGCTCTATAATTGGGAGTATAGAATTATATTTAGCGATACAAAAGGGAATGGAAAGCGAAATGGTGTCCCAGCGAGATTATTATCTTTTATCAGTTGATATTTTTAAAACGCTCTCTCTATCAAGAGAACACAGACCCGTTCCAGCAAAGGACTATTTAGAAAAGTGCTACAATATCTATTGTAGATTGGTGGAAAGCAGTAATGCTATGGCGAAACGGGTAGAGGACAAATTGTGTCCGTTGCCTATTGCGATTAGTTCCGTTGCGAGTTCCACTCCCCGTGCGGGTGGCTCTTCAAGTGGGGATATTGAATTGGGTTTAACACTATAATTAATTTCTGTCTAATAGTATATATATGCCTATAATATTAGACCAAGCACTTTACAATCGTATTAAGCGAGAGGCGGACAAAATATATGAGAAACCCTCTGCTTACAAGAGCGGTTGGATTGTGAAAACTTACAAGTCCAGAGGCGGAGCATACGAAGACGACAACAAACCGAAAAACCTCGGGCGTTGGTTCAAAGAGGATTGGGGCGACATTGGCGGTCAAGATTACCCCGTTTATCGTCCTACCAAAAGGGTCAGTAAGGAAACGCCATTGACTGCCGACGAAATTGACCCCGAGAACGCAAAGGAACAAATCGCATTGAAACAAGATATTAAGGGCGAGGCGAACCTCCCAGCATTCAAAGCCAAAGGGTCTGGGTTATATAAGATTACCGACTATACCAAGAAACAAGCAAAGCGGTTGGGAGTTCAGGTATTTCCAAGCGACAATCCCAAAAAGAAAATAGAGGTATATGATAAGAATGGAGTATTTATCACATATGCTGGCGGGGCTGGCTATAAAGATTTTCCTACCTATATTGCTGAAAAAGGACTGGAATACGCAAAGGAACGCCAACGCTTATACAAACTTCGCCACGAGAAAGACAGACACAAAGTCGGTTCAGCGGGATATTACGCCGACCAACTCCTTTGGTAGTTTAGTAATGGACTTATTCACTTTTGGTTGTTGGAGTGGCTATTGGAATATACAGAAAATATTAAATACGGATTTTAGGCGAAAATAAAATGTTGGCTTAATGTATAAATGTCGCTCACTGATACTCAAATCAAAGATTTAGCGAAACGAATGAGAGTGCCTTTGGTTTTTATTGGCTTCAAAGACGAACTCAAAGACGAGAAACTCAAACACAACAAGTCCTATATAATTAATATGGAGGACGAGTTTGACGAGGACGGCGAACGCAATCAAGGTTCGCATTACACTTGCTTTCAAGTCAATAAATACGCCAACGGCAAAGTAGAGGGTCTATACTTTGATAGTTTTGGAATGCCCCCGCCTACCATTGTGGAGGAGTTTGTCGGTATGAAACTGCCGTATGCTACAAAGGATATTCAGTCCCTAATGAACTCCGCTTGTGGTTGGTATTGTTTAGCATTCTTACATTACATTAATTCAGCAGAGGGTAGGTCGGGCGACCTATACCACGACGCAGGTGAATTCACCGATATTTTTGACGATTTGAGTAAGAGTTGCGACCACTTGAAGAACGAATACTTGTTGAAACACTTTTTCCGCAGTGCCGACCCAGAGAAACGCACCCCCGTTGAAATGAAAGGTATGAATGTTGTGAAAGACCCCAGTGTTCCCGCTGACCCGAGAACAATTATTACCGAAAATGACGACTTTAAGGGCAAGGTCGGGTGCTGAAAATCACAAATAAAAAAAGGGGGCATTACCCTCTCTTTTTATTTTTTTTTGTTTATTCCTTTTTTAACAATTCTTCAATTCTTTTGGATTTGATATTGTCGTATATGAAGTTCATATACTCACTATCGTAAATACCGCCAATACCAATACTCATTTCCTTTTCAAACTCCGTATCAAACCATTTCTTTTGTGGTAATGAATTGTTGTAATCCTCAACCCACTTGCGTCGTTCCATAATATCGGCGCTTTCCATTGTTGTTCTTTTGAGTAGTAATATTCTCTTGATTTGGTCTTTGGATTTTTGGTTTCTATTAGGGGCATAGTCAAGCAATTCCTCCAAAGTTTTTGTGTTGTCCTCCTCGTCTTCGTCTTCTCTATCCATTCCACACATTTCCATAGCAAGACAGGAACTCGTATTGACCCCTGATTTGAATACAGGCATATACCAACCTTGTTCCAAGTTAATATCAAAGAACCAGAGGGAACTGAACTCCCACGCTTTATCGTCGGGATTACTAATACTCACTCGGTAATACTCAATAAAATCCTCGTCTTCGTCATTCAGGAGTGCCTCAAACTTCTTCTGGGTGGCTTTTGAGACCTCGTCCTTGATATGTTTTTCATAAAAGTCCTTACCGACACACCCAGAGGACATATAAAACTTCTTCTCGTCGTTAGTAGTAGCCATTTTGAATTATATTAACCTGTTTTGATTGTTTTGATACATATAATCAATTTGGTAAATCCAACTTCAATTTTTTAATAAATCTCAAATTAGCCCAAAAAAGGACTGGACGGATAGAATAAAAAAGGGGGGCATTACCCT